AGATGATATTAAGAAATGGAGTTATGAAAGAGACTTAGACTCTAAGTATTTATTACATATGAATCTATAGAGAAAAATGACTGTTGGTATTCTCTAACATTTCGTTCGCCACTAGGGCAGGTTGCGAGGCTTCGCTTTCTCGCAATTTTTCCTTCTCAAAAAATCTAGCGATTATAGCAAGTTTCGTTGCTTTTTCTGTTTTATAGGGGGGACCCTTATGAATGGAAAATAAGGATAACCGTAAAATATAAATTAATTTATTTTTTTAAGACGTGAAGTTTTTTTTATGGGGTATACATAGAGAATTATGTGTATTTTAATACTTTAATGACAATCATTAAAGAACGTAATCATTGATGAATGAAGTAGAGGACCTGGGTATGATCCGGCGTGGCCGTCAACGTCTGTAAGAATATTTGGTCGAGTAAATGGTGTTCCAGACTCTAAAGGCAAGCATTGTAGAACAATTAAAGGGACCCAACCGTTAAGTGCGTCGCCCTCATCTGTTTCGTAATCAAATAACTTATTATACCTAAAGTTATAATTAATAGTTTTAGGAAGCCATAAAGCTCTGTTGGCTTCTCCGTCATCTTCTCCTGTTATAGTCGTAGAGAATGCTCCATCATAAACTTGTCGTGGACAAAGAGTGTAAGTCTTAGTATATTTCCAGTAGAAATCGCGCTGACCCGTATTCTTCGTGTAAGGAAATTCATTAACCTCTGGATATAAAGTCTTAAGAGCAGCGGAAGTAAGTTGACCTGTGCCTATATTATCATCCCCTTTAAAGTAACCACACATCAGACGAACCTGAAAAGGTTCTACCTGTGTTGAACGAGGTTGTATCATAGTCTGAAATTTCGTATTACGAGCGTATATACGATTAGATTCCCTATTATTAAAATCATCAGCGTTAGAATTGGTAGATGACTTAGCCATTTGTAATGGATAGAAAATCTGGAATGTTTGATTATTAATCAAACCATCTTGAGAAGTGCCAAAGGGCATCATCCTATCTATACCTGACATAGCGTGTCTCTTAACGATAACACTATGTTTAAGCGCAGCCTTAACTGCCTGCTTCTTTACTACTTTTGGTTTAAAAACTCTACGTTGCTTCTTACCACGTCTCGTTCTTTGCTTAAACCTTCCCGCCATTTATTAAGTCCCGTTGGTCCAGGTGATTATTATTAAAAATGGCGGATATATTATGTGTAGGGGGGCCACGGCCCCAACACCCCGTGCCTCTGGCGGTCCTACAAGGCGGACTGCCCCGCGTCGTTACACATTATATATGAAATTATTTTCTATGCTATAGTATAAAATGAAAAGTAGTTCCAATAGTTCCAATAGTTCCAAGGGGGAAGGTAATACTAAAACTTCCCCCTCTCAAGAAAAGAAACAAATCTCTCCTAGTAAACACTGGGTATTTACATTAAACAATTATAAAGAAGAGGACCTAAAGTTATTTAGTTCCATAGTTCCAGATATATGCGATAAGTGTATTATCGGAAAAGAAGTAGGTGAATCAGGGACACCACATTTACAAGGATATATTAAGTTTAAAACCAAGGTTAGACCTATGGGTATATTTAAGGAATGTAAAGCGATACATTGGGAAATAAAAAAAAAGTATGCTACAGAGATGGATAATTTTAAGTATTGTTCAAAGGATGGAAATATATTTATTAATATAGGATTTCCTAAACCAGTTGTGAAAGTTAGTTATGATATGCTCCGTCCAAACCAAAAAGTTATAGTAGACGCTTTTAAAGAAGATGAGAACGCCATCTTTGGACGGAAAATTCACTGGAAGTGGGAGACCACAGGTAATTGGGGTAAATCATTTTTATGTTTACATATGATTGACTACTGTGGGGCTTTTGTATGTGAAGGAGCCAATAAAGATATTCTATATGGGCTAAAAGAATGGATTGAGAAACACGGTGAATGTCCAAGAATAGTAATCTTTGATATTCCAAGAGTAAGTGAAGGACACGTAAGTTATAAAGCAATTGAGAGTGTAAAAAATGGATTCTTCTACTCATCTAAATACGAAGGTGGAATGTGTAGATTTAATAAACCACATATACTATGTTTTGCTAATGAACCACCTGATTATAGCAAGTTAAGTGAAGATAGATGGATGAGTCAGAATCTATTAGGTGAAGATGATATTAAGAAATGGAGTTATGAAAGAGACTTAGACTCTAAGTATTTATTACATATGAATCTATAGAGAAAAATGACTGTTGGTATTCTCTAACATTTCGTTCGCCACTAGGGCAGGTT